GCCATAACGTCATTGTACTGGTGCTTCGTTACATTGTCCGTAATCAGTTTTCCATCTAAATAAAGAGGAGAATTAACTACGATAACAGACGAATTTGCAGCGTCTGAATAGTTCCCGTTGGCCAGGGCGAAAAGTTCGGCCTGCTGCTTTTGCGTCAGAACCATTTCCCCGTCCTTTAATAAGGCGGGACCTTCTCCCATCGCAAAATCAACAATACCGCCTGTATGGAAACGGGGCAGCGTGACATCTGGAATAGTAGGGATTGCTGGGATACCGATTGCGCCGGTCAGTGCGTTAATTCCTCCAATTAATTGATTGATTATCCAAATAGCACCGTTTAAAATGGATTCAATAATGGTCGGGATTAAGTTGAAAATCCCTTTGAACATATCGACAATTCCGTTCCATGCCTGCTCCCAGTTTCCAGAAAACACACCGGAAATAAAATCAATTAATCCTCCGAAAACGTCCATCAACCCGTCTAAAATAGGGGAAATCAGTTCTATAGCCTTAGCCAATACGGTACCGAAGATTTCTGCAAGTTTTTGAATTGCTGGCATAATTGCGCTGATGATTTGTCCAACTAACTGAGAAAACAATTCAATCAAAGGCGAAAGAACATCGATTACCGACTGAATAACTGGCATTAATGCGTCGATGATATCCTTTAATATCGGCATTAATGTCTGTGCTAATTGTGATACCGGTTCAATAATTGATTGAAATAGGTCAAGAAGCACCGGCATTATATTAGAAATTAGTTCCATGATAGGAGGTAATAATTGATTGATAACTTCTACTAGGATCGGCAAAATCGCATCTACAATAGGAGTGATGTTTTCAATTAAAATAGCAAGTCCTTCGGCTAAAATTGGTATGATTTCTGATGCGATTTGTCCTATAGCCCCTACCACGGTTTCTAAAATTTCTGATAACGGAGGAAGGATCGTTTCAACCAAGTTTGAAAGCGGTTCAGAGATCGTGTCCCACGCTTCCATAAAAACCGGGAGAAGGGTTTCAGCTAATTCTCCAATAGGTTCCATGATCTGCGAGAACGCCTCAAACATTCTCGGGAGCATTTCATCAATTAATGGAGCTAATTGAGTTGTAATTCCTTCAACAGCTGGCCCGATTCCATCAAATAGCCCTGATAACATGGGGCCCACGGTGTCAAGAATTTGAGTAATAATGGGCATGAGCGCATTTCCAACGTCTAACAGTGCTGTTTCCGCTTGCCGTTTTATCTCTTCAAACATTGATCCAAGATCGTCATATTTGACGTTTTTTAGATCTTCCATTTTGTCTTTTGTGTTGTCGAACTCTTCGCCAACAGAAGACAATGATTTGATGAAATCAAGGTTTGCGTCCTCGCCCATTGTTCCAAATGCAGTTGCTGCCATTGTTAGAGCTTCCTGCTCGCTAGTGCAATTAGTAATATCTTCTACAATGGAATCAATAACTTGTTTTTGAGAGGCGCCTCCATTTTGCCATTGTTCAAACAAACTTTGGGTTTCGGTGCTAAACCGTCCTATCGCACCGCTGATTGTTCCATCTGCTAACCGTGTGGTTACTTCATTAATTGAATCGTTTACTTTATCAAGGTTGTATGCGCCATTTTTTGTTCCATTTTTAAGTAATTGGAAATATTCTTCTGCACTATAACCGGCTTGAGCAAATTTTCCAGCATATTCGGCAATGTTATCTCCAAGTTCATCGGTATAATCCAAACCCAATTGACTACCGATAGTAAGCAAGTCAAGCGCATCTTCGGAGGAAATTCCGAACTGAACCATTAATTGATTCACACCACGTAAGGTTTCGTTAAAATCAGATTCAAAAACATCTGATAATGCGAAGACACCTTCTGTAACATGTTGCAGAGAGGTTTGGTCTAAATCACCCATTTGCTGAGTAACCGCAGCCATAGCGTCGGCAACATCTCCGAACGATTCCCCGTAGTTGTTTGTATAAATACTTTTTAAAGTTTCTTCGTATTCACCCAATTCAGCTTGGCTTTTTCCGGTAGAGGCTGCAAACTGATTCATTGCTTGATCAAAATTTATCGCAGAGCCTACGGTAAGTTCTCCTATGGAGGAAATCGCGTTTTTAGCCATGTCAACTAAAGAACCGCCAATATTAATGGCTGCGCCCTCAAATATTTTCTGCATGGCGCCAGAGGTATTCGAACTTGATTCTTCAATTTTGCTATTTGCGCTTTTAGCATCGTCTACTACATTATCAGACTGTTTTTTAAACTCTTTGGCGGTGCTCTTATAGTCCTCTTTTTGCGCTTTGCTTGTTTGTTCTGACGATTGGGTTACTTTTTTTTCAGCGTCGTCTAGATCCTTTTTGACTTTGCTAGTGTCAGCCCTGACTTCATATTCCACTCTGCCTTCTGCCAATGAAATCACCTCACAAGTGAAAGTCATCGGCACATAATGGCACTACTTGACTTTTCCTATTTTTATTTCAAATTCCTTTTTGCAGTTACGGCCCTTACACTTAATCCAAACGCCCTTGCATTTCGCATCAGGATCAACTTTTAAAGGCATCACATAACCGCAGTACGGACACTTAATTTTATCCACGATCATCACCGTTACGGCCTTTCTGCCAGGGTGTGCAGTGCAACAGCGATTTTTGCAAGCCCATCTTGGAATTGCTTTTTTCTTTCTTCCTCTGACAGATTAAGCTTGTACAGCTGCTTTAGCTTGATTAACTGCCGGCGTTCCTCTGCATTGTATTTTGTTGGTTTGGGGAGGGGGCGGGAACGTATTGAAATGATCTGCATGATCTTCGTATCATCAGACAAACCGTTAAATAACGCCGTAAAGCTCCACCAATGAAGGTTTTTGTCAGCGCCAAGCAGATCGAGATGGTAGCACTGCATAAAGGAAGAATAGACGGCCCATGCGTCTTGATTAAAATCGAAATACTTTTCTCCTCCGGCTTTTTTATCTGACACGTCAATAAATTCCTTGAAGATCAGATTAAAAAGAGCCGCTTTTTTGTCAGGCTTCAGGATTTTCAGAAATAATTTTGATTTTACTAAAAGCCATAAGCAGGCCTCGGCCTTTTCAAAATCTGTCAAAAGCGTGTCGGAGAACACTTGATAGCATTTCAGCACTGTTCGAAAAGAGGTATTTAAACGCACGGGCACAAACTTATATTTGACCCTCTTTTTCAGAGGGGAATACAGTCTCATTTCCACGCTCTCCGCTTAAATGCTTGTTTTCTTTGACGGGCAACCTCCTGAAATTTAGGTACGAGAACGTTTTGAATATACGGGAAAAGATTGTAGGCCATCTGCTGAAAATCATCGGAATAAAATTCAATGATTTTTTTGGCGTTCTCGTCTCCGAATAAAAGGCAGAACACATCAACAACGGCTTTCCCAATATCTTCAACAATCTTTAGGTCTCCGGGGTTACTGTTGGAACACTTTTGCAGATCCACGAACCGAACTTGGAGTTCCCGGTATTTCTTTACCAGCTCGGGACAAATATCAATTTTAATTTTTAGGATCTCACTGGTTCCATCGTTCTTTTGCAGCTCGATTTCATCGGTAAAAAGAGCGTTTTGTCTAAGCGTATACATCAGGCTATCCTCCTTATAAAAAATAGAAGGGGGAGGATAAACCGCCCCCTTGTGTTATTTAGGCCGCCGGCGTGATCGTGGGCTTTCCGTCGAAACGGATTTCCACAGAAATCGCGCTGTCATCGGTACTGGCACCGGACCATTCCTGAATATTGCAGAAGGTGCAGTCACAGGTAATAGTGACCTCTTTGCTTTGAGCATCGGTATACTTCAGCTGGAAAGAAGACTGCCGGTCGGTATCCAGTCCGTATTTCTTACTGAAAATGTAATCCTGAGCCTGATCGCCAACAACGCGCTTCCCAGTGAGCGTAAACGCCGGGGCCATTCCCGTCACGTGGTTTTTCGCGAATCCCTTGTCCGATAAGAAAAAGTATTGCTGAACAACCTCGTTCAAAGCCTCCGCGATATTGTCAAATCCCTCGGCTAGTTCGGCATAAGTCCAGGTGCCGGGCGGATCCGATCCCTGGGATACACCGATAGAAGCGGTCAGGTTGTACATTGTAAGCAAGCCGTAAGCTGCCATATTAATTCCCCCTTAGATAAAATTTGACTTCAAGGCTGGAGCCGTAAAGCCATTGGTTGTTTTCTTCGCGCCCTAAATAGACGGGTGCGGCTGTGGTTTCTATATTTGTGATTTGGAAGCGGTCTGCGGAGGGGTAGTCCTTCCGCATATTCAAAAACGTGTGAAGCTTTCCAAGCGTGTCCGCCGCAAGCTCTTGATCTGAATTTTTGCAGTTTAAAACCGCCGACATGGAGACGGCGGCCTTTTTGTCAAGAAAGGTATTTAAGTTCCCGGATCCCCACGCGATGGAAATACCGTTTTCAGGAGGCATAGGCCCTATCACAATTTTTGAATACAGCTCCGTTTGCTCCGCAAGATCAATAACTGCGGTTAAAACATCGTCGTATACGCTCATTTTTTGCTCATTCCCTTCGAAAAGGCGTTCTGCGCTACTTGATCCAGTTCCTTTTTGTAGGTGTTTACACCTTTTTCAACCCATTGGAGGGAGGCATTTTGATTCTTGTCCTTTGACGGGGTTCCGGTGTAATACCGCCGTTTCGCGTAAGGAGTGTCCCAAATAGCTAATCCGTCCTGTGGCCTGCTGGCAATCAAGGCGCTGTCCTTTAATGTGCCTTGATCTTCCGGAACAAAAACATTTCCGTATTCAATGACAGATTCTGTAACAGCCGGGATCATCATAGAATTTCCCGCCTTAATTTTTGCTTGAATGGCGGCTATGTTTCGCGTAATTTTAACTGACATTACACCAACCCCAATTCTACGTGATGGACGCGGGTCGCGGGGACATCGGGAACCGGGTCAACCGTCAGCACTTCATATTCGCCGTATTTCTGACCCTGCGAGTTAAATACTTCGCACCGGAGAGGCTTTCCGGCCTTTTGGGAATGTTCCGCCAGAGAATCATAATCCAGGGCGGGCCTTGAAAGACTGGCGTCAATGAACAGCGTAGAGCGCAGCACGACCTCGGTGTTTTCCTTTGTCTTTTTCACTTCGTTGGTGTTTTGAAGATGCACACGGGAGACCTCATAGTCCTGCCACACGGGCTTTTGCCAAGCGTCCATTCCCGTGCAAACCTTAATAATTGCTAAATCCCCCAAAAGGGATTGAGGAATCGGTCTGAGCATACATGCACACCTCTTTCCATCAACGGAGTTTGTTCAAGCAAGGAAAGCGCGAAAGGGCTGACCATCAGAGCGCCGGGCTTTGTGGTTGTACTGGACAATGCGCCGCCCGATACTGAAACCTTTCCCACCGTAAAAGACTGGCCGGCCTGGCCTGTCAGCACGGTTTCCAGTCCGATTTGTGTGAAGTATAGCACTTGTGCCGCGGCAGCCTTTTGAACCAGCGTTTGAAGTATAGACGGGAGGGCGGAGATTCCCCCGCCCTCAACAATTCTATATCGCGTAATACTGTCGATCATATCAGACGCAAGTCCGGCGTACACAGGAAACTCCTCTTCAGAAATCGGGCATGTACCATAAAGGTCAAGATACTGCTGATATGTGATGTACGCCATAAGCCCACCTCTTGATTAAGAGCCTACGACAGCCAGCGCGGAGCCGGTGGCAGTGGCGATATTTCCCTTGGTCGTATTAACCAGCGCAACGGTTACAGTATCGCCGGATTTTGTGGTAAAGCTCGCTCCGTTAGTAACATCGGTCCAGTCTGTAAGAGCCTGGCCATAAGTCACGCTTACCGCTCCGTCTGTATTGGTTTTAGCAACATACTTCATGCCGTACGGAGCCGGAGCCAATCCATTGATGACAGTATGAGTGCTGTCGGCGCCTGCGGAAGTGGTAATATTCAGGGTGCCTAAAGCCGGGTTGGAAGCCATATTTACAAAGATGCCGGGAAGCCTCTGGTTCAAGGCAAACACATCGTAGTAGTAACGCTCGTAATAGAGCCATTTTCCTTTGCTCTGAGCGGTAGGCGCGGACATCATGGAGGTTTCATAGACAACAGGTGCGGCGATTGCAATGGGGTCGAACATCAATAGATTGATTTGCTTCGCCCCTGTGGCAGAGGCCCAGCCCTCGGTAAAATCGTAAGCGCTCATCATGATATCTTTGGGGACCTCCATAATGACAACGCCGTCAAGCTTACCGACATTTCGGTCAATGTTGCGGATACCAGTATCAGCCTCCACAAAACGAGTGATGCCGGCAGCCTCTTTCAGAAGCTTATAGGTATCCGGTGTCATTTTGGCGCGGATACGGTCACGGGGTACACGCTGATTCACCATATACGCCAGGTAGGTATCCCAGGTTTCCAGAATGTTATCAGCGGTTAGGCTTGTATCGTCCACACCTCCGAAGCCGCTCGCCGCCTGAGCCAACGCAGAAGCCGCGTAAGCGTCCATTTCCGGCACTTTCTGGAATTCGTTGAACGTCTTTGTGATATTGGCAATATTGACGATCGGATCCTCTTGGATATCCATAGGATCCGCCAGGGTGTCCCATTCCCGATCCATTCTCATGGTAAGAATCTGCTCGGAGGTGTTGAAATTGCGATTAAAAGTTCCGGTAATCTGATCGCGGTTTACCGCTCTTGCGCCGCTGGTGGTCATGCTTTGAACAGCCACAGCTTTCCCGCTGACCGGCTTATAGGTGGCGCTGTTCGGGCTTCCGTAGAGGTCAGAGAAATAAGACCAATACGGATAAGCGTTTGCCATTGCCTTAGAGTATTCGGTCGCGTAGTTTAATTCTAACTGTGTAAATGCCATAATAATTTTCCTTTCTTATTTCTTGTTCAGGCCCCACACATCTTCAAAGGTTGATCCGGTTTTTCCGCTCGGCATCTGTCCTTTGACCTCTGCTCCGAATTGTGGGGAAGAGGGTGGCGGTGCAGGTTCTGTCGGGTTAAAATATTCTTCGTATTTTTCCGCGACTGTTTTTAACTGCTCGGCGATTGCGGGAGCGTTTTCCCCGCGTTCGAGCATCTTATAGACAGTTTCACGGAATTTGGGCTTCACCGACGAAAAATCATCACCGCCTAAAGCGCGAAGCATGTCGCGCTCCTCCGCTACGGCCTTATATTCGTCGGTTTCTTTGACCTTCACATTTTGCAGAGCATTTTTTTGAGCATCTGCCAGCGCCAGGTCAATTTTTTCCTGTAATTCTGATTTCGGGATAAAGTCCGACATGCTGGTACCGTGCAACGCCATAACTTTATCAACCTGTTCCTCGCTGAGACCAAGAGCTCCTAGTGATCTTCTTGTAAATGCCATAAAATACATTCCTTTCTTTAACGCCTAAGAACGACAGGCGGATTGCATCGCAGTTTAACGCCGTGCTGCGGGGGCGAAATGGGTATAAAAATAGCGCCCCGCAATAACTGCAAGACGCTTTTTTATAGTTAGTTTTGGTCATACCCGTTGTTAGCGATATCCTCTGCCTCCTGTACGATTTGATCAGCATTAGCCAATACACTTCCATATATTGCGTCGGCTTGAATATTTGCCGCCATTACCGCTTTATCCGCAAAAGTGCAATTATGATACCCGGTGATTACTTCACCGTTTGTTTTATCGATTGCTGCAATCGCTATCTTATCTATCTGATGATTTTCTATGAAGCTTAAGGATTCCGCTAACCATTGAGCATAAGGCTGACTACTGATTACAAGTGTTTTGATTACTATCACGCTCCGTTTGGTTCACATCTGACCAATCGATATATCCTGAACCATAATCAAAGGCTATTTTCGGCGTTTCCATGCTGGTGAGTTCTATTCTGATCCCACAAATGCCATCGCCTATTTTTTGCCCGTTAATGCGGATCTCGGTTTGATAGCCATACCGAGAGGTGTCCAGATCAATCAGATTTTTAATCATCGTCATACTCCACATTGCCTCCGTGCGCGTGTTCGCCAATTGCTGCGGCTAATTTAAAGTTGGCTTCTTTGTTCCACTCATACTCATATTCTTGGAGTTTGTTGGCTACAGAGGCGGGAACCTCCGCTTCTGCTGCCTGCATCATGCCGGCCACGCTTCGGAAGTACCCGAGAATCAACCGAAAGCTTTCTTCCGGTCCTCTCGGCTGAACCGCCAAGCAGTCGTTGGAAAACTCCAGGACGGATTCTTTAATACCCGGTTCCAAATAGCCTAAAGCGATTCCGGTTTCCACGAGATCATCGATTTGGTCAGAAACCTCCTCATACCATTTCCCGATCTGCTTGTGGTTAGCGAACCAAGCATCGTCTTTTATCAGGTTCCTGTGCAGTGTGGTAAGGTTATGATACAGGATTTTCAGATAAGCTATGAGACGCTGAAATTCATTCATTATTCCACCTTCTTTCTCTGACGGGGTTTTCCAGCCGTTTTTTTAATCTGGGGATTCTTATATTCCTTGTATTGCTCAGCGTTCAAAACAAGGCCGCAGCGCCTGCATTTAATATGCTGAGCGGTTCCGATAAAGTCGTGGTTACATTCTGCCATACGATCACCTCTTTCAATTAAAAAATTGGCATGAAAAAACCACCCTGTTCTATTTGGGTGGTTTATCCGTTGATTGCTTTTTTCAGTGTGCCTTGCTCGTCATCTTCAACAATTTCAAATTTTCCCCTTATGTTTGGATCGCAAACCGGGCCGGGTTCCGTTGGGGAATACAGGTAATCTTCTCCACTATCGTCAATAAGGCGAAAGGCGCCGGTTAATTCATCTACTTCCAGTATTTCATATACGCCGTTATTTGTTAGACCGTCAATGCCAAAGCTGGGTCCTTTGTACCTTACTTTCAAGCCCGTTTCACTCCTTTCACTTTTACTTCTCCGCTTGGGACGCCACCGGTGTTTTCATACCAATGTATTTCATAACGGAAATTATCGGTAATAGTGACACCGGACTTTTTCTGCCATCCGTTCGCATCCCCAAAACTTGGGTACTTGCTTACCAGCCTTTGGATATCTTTGATTGGTGAACTTGTACCTGCTCCGGCGATTGCTACAACCGATGATAGTTCAGTCCCTTTTGGAACTACAGCATGTATATTTGGCAGATTTACGTTTGCAGTCTGCTTCAAGGTCTCATTTGGTAGCTTTATCACCTTCGGAAGACCAGATGAAGATATATCATTTTGGTAGCTTCCGCTTTTGACAGCAAAAATATTTTTATCCCGCTTCCGGTTTATCGACGTTACTTTCCCGCTTATGCTCTTATTATAGTCAAAAACCTGTGTCCGATCAAGCCTTTTCGTGCGTCCTGTCTTTTTGCAAAATGCATTGTAATCAGCCTGTTTTTCCCTAATTTTCACAGCTTCTTTTTCAAAGCCTTCTTTGTCTCCGGCTGCTTCCATCATGGCGGCTTTTTGCTTGGAATAGCGGATTTCTCTTTCCAGCCTGCGCTGCTCCTGGGATTCCGCATATACCTTGTCATTTTCTTCCTTGTCCTGTTCCGGCCTGTCGCGCGGAATGGATACGCCCGGAATCATGGTGATCGGGTGATGCCCGCAGTTGATCCCAAACAATCCGGCCGGTTTTCCATAGCTTGTAGAAGAGATAGGGGAGTAGCGGTGGCGTTTTCCCTCGCCGTCCGTAAAGGTTCCGCTTTTGTTGTTCCATGAAAAATAACGGCCCTGATACGGATAACACAGCGGACGGGCGCCGGAGTGCCTTGATACCCGGAAGATATCGACCCCATAGTCCTCCTGTCTGATTTTGACGGCTTCAATAGCTGTGTTGTGTACTGTGGTGCGAATATCCATATTGACATAAGCTTCCGGTGACCATTTCCGCCCGATGCGGTCATAAAATCCGGTGATGCCCTCTTTATGTATTTGTGACAGCGCCTGTCTTAAAGCCTGCTGGCGGCTTTCTGTCCCCGTTATCACTTTCCCGGTGGCAATATTCAAAACCTCCTGCGCCGCTTTCATTTGGCGTTCAATATTAACCGTGTTTGTAATCACCTTCCGGTATTGGGCAAGCGTGCTTTCCAGCATAGTGGTGTTGACAAGGTTCAGCTTATCCATTGCCTGCTGCTCATAGGCGTTTAAGGCTTGCACAATGCTTTGGCTGGCTATCACGTTATCCGCGGCAGCGTTTTGTATAGCGCCTTTTTGCACGGCTTTTTTTAACTCCGGCTCTATGTCTTTTGTCGCCATGTATACGGCGTTTTCTAAAGCGGCAGTGATCAGTTCTTTATTTTGCCCGGTAAGGGAAGCGATAATCTCAATGCTCTCTTTATTGAGCTGTCCCAGTTCGGCAAGCTTTCGGATCTCCCACTGCTCTGTGGAAAGCGAGTGGCCGGAATTGAAATGCTTTCCCATATTAATCAAAAGCGCGTCTACAATATTGCTGTAAACCTGCTCAACCGGCTCCGAAAGCTTTAGAATCTCATTAGGGGTTAATCTGGCCATTTACACACCCCCCTGTTAGGATTCATCTTCCGCCGCTTCCTCGTCATCTTCCTTGGCTTCCGGTTCCTCATTTGGATTTATGGAATTGGCTTCCTGCCCGGCTTGCTCTGCCATGTCGACCATATCCGCGGATATAGAGGATTCCTTTTCGATTTCCATCAGCTCCTGCACAGCCTCCTCCTCGGTATATCCCAGCTTTTCCACCATAAAACGCTTCTTGCTCATAAGGCCGTTGCCTATCAGCAAGATTCCCTCGTTGATGTTGGTCTGCCGGTCCTGAAGAATAGAATCGTCAAAAACAACCTTGGTTTCCCAGCCCTGTGAAGCCAGCGCTTTAATGCTGTACCCGTTCCACTTCATGTCATAGAGGGAAGCGATCTGGACAATGGCGTCAATGATTTTGGCGATTGCCGTCTTGACTTGCAGCTGGTGGCCTTTGATAGTCTTATAGGTCTTGCTGTTTTCGCTGATCACTTCGGTAGCGGTTTTTAAGCCTGTCGCTCTGTCAAAGGTGAAGGTACCGGCGGAAAATCCAACCTGTAAGCACAAAATAGACAAGAAAGCGTTTATCGCTCTCTCGTGTTCGTCAACACGCAGTTCAATGCTGTTGTCCTGTATTTTTAAAGAATCAGGACTATCCGTGGAGAGCGCTTCATAGGCTTCGTCAGAGGCGTCAAAATAGCGCCGCATTTCTCCGGTTTGCGGGTCGATTACCGTCCGGATACATTGAGCTGGAACGATAATTCTTTTTTTACCAAGACGGAACTCCCGAATAAAGCTGTCGTAACAAATATCTAACGCCTTGAGGGTCGAAAGAGCGTTTGCGTAAATCGATACGCCAAGGGGAGAGTTATCATCAATGTTATTGGCAACAGCGGTTCGGTAATAAGCGAATAGGGAAGTGGTTAATCCCTGCATAGAGGTGTTTTCGTTCAGAAACGGATAAATCTCATTAAGGGGGTAGCGAAATCCTAGAATATCCTGTGATTCCGTCATTCCTGGATTCGGCTGCTTATATTCAGTGCGAAACGCCTCATTGCTTATATAGTAGGTTAACCCGTCCCATTTATGCCATTCCAACCGGGTATAATAATAGCCGTCCTTTGCCTCACGGCTGATAAATACGCCGTCCGTAACCTGGGCGTTATCCCAGGCAGTAGGGACGAACTGATCCGCCATGCAGAAACCCAGCCGTATCCCTCCGCTTTCGGGGATTTCATTTCCCGCGCTGTCCCGTTTAACCTCGTACCATGCCTTAATAGCGCCGCCGCCTAATGCGAGCACCTGTTCAATATGTTCCTGCATTTTTGTCCAAAATCCGTTTTTTGTTAAAACATCATGGACAAACTCTTCCAGCGGCTGTTCCTCACTGTCCGATTGACTAACATGCACCTCACATTGTTCGCTCCAGATCAGGCCGGCTAGTTCAGAGCTTACAGCTTTTGCGACGTCCATTCTTTCCAGGTTGCGCCGGTTTCTCGGATTTTCAATGGTAGGAGCCAGTATCCTGTGCCAAGGGCTGTAAAATCCTTTGTACAAATACTTCCAGATAAAAATACCGAAATAGTAAAATTGATTGAAAGCAGGTACGCCTCCAACCTCGAAGATATCTTTGAATTCTTTTGACAAGCCTGTTTCAGCTCCGGTTTTCTGCATCCAGTTTTTCACCCTCTCTTTTAGTTTTTCCAGCATTGGCTCACCGCCTTATATAACATAGTTTTTATAGAAGTAATTATGAGCATAACGGGTTTCGTCCATCGCGTGATTGTATGCGTCAACGGGATTGCCGTTGTTATCTACGCAATACATTCCGATCTCCTTTAAAAAATCCAGATGCCCAAACCTGTCGTTTTCAACGAGATAGAAGCGCCCGTCTGAAATACTGCTTTGCAGATATTCAATACCAACCTCAATCCCTTTTCTGGCGCCCTTAATGTCCCTGGCATTGTTATCCGCGCGGTCTGTATAATAACCGAGCAGATCAAATTCAGCGCGCAATGCTTTGCAGGCTGGATCTATCTTAATACTGGATTCCCTCATACCCGTAAGCTGGCGGCAGTAGGGGATAAAGCTGCCGCAGATTTCACGGGCCTGTACCGACATTGCTTTTGTAATTCCAATATCCGCCCCGGAATAATACCACCCAGCAACACGGTATAATTTAAACTGGTTCTGCATGGTGCGGGTCACCACGTAGCAACCAATCGAAGTAGCGTCAGAGAGGCCGCCGTCACCAGCGAAATACATTTCGATTTTGCTTTCGCTGTCCGGAATATAACTGAGAATATGGCGCTGCGGGTCAAACATGGAATAAATAACCCCTTGCGGGATACACCGCTCACCGAGCCAGTCGCGTTTGTATAAATAGGGATTCTTTAAACAGGTTTTTCGGATTTCTTCCTTTCTTTCCGGGGTAATAATGGGATTGTCGTCTATGGTCCAGTGGGTCCATTTGGTATCCTGTATGTTGAACACCTCAGAGATTACTGGGTGGCTGGGAGCAGGAGGGTTTAAATCAGCGATATGCCATCTTATCCTGGAGGCGTAAGTACGGCGGAAAGCTTCCTGTATTGCGTCGATATGCAGAAGATTGATTTCGCAGAAGTATACGCTTCCTAAAGACATTCCGGTGAATGATTTATGGCTGTCCGCTTTACCGGCACCTTTGTAGTAAACGCGTTTTATTCCTTTCATCGTCTCGATTTCCAGATGATCTCCAAAATCATCATGCTTCATTCTGGAAATCCCGTTAAAAATATGAAGCAGTCCGAAGCCGTCACAGTCCATTACCAGCTTAAAAGCTTGTTCTTGGTTATATGCTAAAACCATATGGTTTAGGTCCGGGGTGTTCCAAAGATACCAAGCAAAGCGGGAAACGCTGACGGTTGTTTTTCCTGAGCGCGGCGTCCCCTCATTAACTTCTAAGCAATGGGAATAAGGATCGTTTAAAATCTTCTGTTGCTTTTGCCCCCACACTATTTCTTTACTCAACTTTGAACCCTCCAGTTGCTTTCGCTATGGCCTCAAAGAGGGAAGTGTCAGACTGTTTCTGCGCGTCTTTTGTAAATTTGTCAATAACGATGCCCAGCGATGTAGCAATGCTCTGAATACTTGCCCGTTGAAGTTTATCAGAGTTTTGAAGCTCAGAAAGATAAAGGGAAATAATGCTGCACACATCATCTTTTTTCTTATCCATAAACTCAAGAATATCAGCGGTATTCTGCTCTTTTTTTTGTTCCGCTTTTTTCACGGTTTCAGGATCGCTGATCACTACTCTTTTAACTGTATCAAAAGATACTTTGTGTTTTCTTGCAACTTGCGAATAATTCCCACATTCCGCATAATCCGCAATGATCTTTTTCTTTTCTCTATCGGTTAAATGTTTCGCCATACCACCACCACAATTTCAGGATAAATAGAAAGACCGCAAAGCCGTTAGGCCTGCGGTCCTTAGGAAAGTAGGTCAATGAACCTTGTACACTTTTCTATGATACTATTATAAACCGGATAAACCGGAATTTTCGGAATCACTCAAAAATTTTTCAAGTTTTTTTCTTGGGGTTCCCTCATCTCGCTTTCCAAGCCTCATAGCTACCTGGGTCCAAGTCATATTTTTTATGTATTTTAAGCGAATGATTCTCCTGGTTTCACTATCCTGAATGGAATCAATGAAACCTTCAATTTCTAGTCGTTTCTGCTCAAGTTCCTTTTTCTTCAGGGTTAATTTGAAATCCAGGGTATAGGAATCATTAGATACACCCCATACCGTTATTCCGTGCTGTGTATAAGGATAGTCTTCCATTGATCCGGTGACGATATCTGACACAGGAGATTTTCTTTTGTCCAATTCAGCTTCCAATTCCTTTATCTCTTCTTTAATGCTGGTATATTGTTCTAGCTGTTCTTTTGTCAATTTTTCAACCTCCTGACAGTCTTTTTGTCGCACTTCTCCGGCGGGCAGCCTCTGGGCTTACCGGTGTCCAGAAGATAATTACAGTATTTAACGAATCCGTATCCGTGGGTTGCCAGTGCTCTATAATAGACGCACCCTTCACAGCTTTTCCGGTTCATGTGTTTTGGCATCTTTGCAGTAGAAGTCGTCTGGCTTGTCTGTACACTTCCGATAACCGATTTGGTCAATCCGTTCATCTGGTTTCAAGTGGTAGAACGGGCATTGGTCTGTGTTCCTATGTACGCAGTCCTTGCAAGTGGTGTGCGGTTTGGGCGGGTCTTTGCTTGCCACCAGAACGGAACAAAGCAAGAAGCCTAACGGTGCGCCTAAAAAATAACCTAAAAGTAATAATTGCCAGCCTGCCATGATCATTCCTCCTTCGAAATATTACAGTGCAAATTTTTAGGCTTCCATGCTGCAACAAAAACAGGATAATAATCTTCTGTGTAGTCCGTTCCGACTTCAAGTACAATTTTCTGTGTTAATATGTCTATCATAAGTAAAGAATCAACGTATTTTTCTTCGCTCATTTTGCAAAGCACTTTAGTAGGAGGAATATTTGTACTTAATTGCTTATTACTTATGGTCAAAGATCCCATTGCGCTGCGATACCCATCATCTGGATCCTCTTCAGCGCAATAAGTAATCCCATCTAAAGTAAAATAAAATAATTCAGACTGCCCGTCGTCGCTGTGCCCATATTCAACGGCGCTTAAAGTATGAATCCCGCATAAAGATTCCAGTGTTATATTGGTCAAGATCAATTCTCCTTTCCGTTTCTAAATCCAAATTCATAAGCCTGTGCAATTCCAATGGACCATATCAGCTTCATGATAAAATTAATCCAAGTGTTTTGCGTGTTTCCATTAGCAACGGTTTGGAAAAGATCACATAAAGCGCAGGCGGTAATGATAAGCCATACCACACAAAGCCTGCTTTTTGTGAAGCGGGCAAGTTCTTTCATGATTTTTCCACCTCCGGCTGTATGTTACGCAGGAATGTTTCAGCGAATTTGATATCTTCATCACTCATTAAATTCGCCATTTCCTTGATTTCACTAAACTTACTGAGCACCATTAACCATTTCCCGCAAGGATTCAGATCCATAAATATATTTCTTTCAATCCCGGTCACGGCTGTTCTTCCTTTCTCTTACCGTAGTTACAAAAATCATTTGGAGCGACTATCTTCGGGCCGCAATCACAATAGTTATGCCATTCAATGCATATCCATTCAACGCTTTTCAAACCTGGCTGATGAATACAATAACCGCACTCTCCACAATAGCACGCACCAGCAGCATGAACAGGGTCGATAGTTGGCATTGATTTGATTTGTTCGCAAGCCTTCTCGTTTAAATAAACCGGGGCTAAATCCGCATCAACCAGTCGCATTTTTCACCTTCTTAACTTCTCGATCATTTCAGACAGTTTCATAACGTCCGGGTGAGATTCAGGCTTTCCGGAATTTAATTCGCACCGTCTCAGCCGTTCAAATTTTTCTATCAGGAGTTTAGGATCTCTCTTTTGCCTTTTTAATTCCTCTTCGCTTATGATGATCGGGGGGCGCAGGAAATAATGCTCTTCATTCATTTGATTCCTTCCTCTTACCGTAGCTGCAAAAGTCGTCGTCACAAATTTCCATTCCAGACGCAGGACAAATCAAAAAACCGTCAATGACCTCTGCACTTGCTTTGTATACACAATCCTTACACCTAACTACGGGGACAGCGTCTGTATTTCGATGAAGTTCCTCCACCGCCTGATCTCTTTCACGCCTTAGTTGTTTGTTTTCGGCTTCCAGTTCTTTAATATAATCTTGTGGGTCTTTTGGAATTTCCTCGTTAAGCCACTTTACATTAGCTTGAAAGCAATCCTGCGAATATCGGTGCCAACTTCCGTCTAATGCGTAATAATTCCTATTTTCGTCATCGAAGCAGGCGTCAGACGGCCTAAAAATCATAAATTCTGCCGCAATTTGTTCCGGGGTCATATTTTTGAGCTTTTCAAAATTTGTCATAGCTAATCCTCCAAATCCATCTTCGCGCCACAGTTGGGGCAGTAGTTGGATTTTGTCATAATTCCTCTTGTGCCTACTGTATACTTTCCGCAAGCAGAACACTCAAGCACCGGGACAATATCATTCCATATATTTTCTTTCTGTACTTCTATCCACTTCCCACGCTTCACCTCTGTCACGTCGGCGGCGGAAAAATCATAAACCATATATTTAAAACGTGTACGCTCGTCCAATTGTGCCGCATATCTTGAATATGCCGGGCTATTACTTGGAGTATCTAAATATCTATTCCTTGCAAGTTCTTCTAGTTCAGCGACCTTTTTATATAAAGCATTTTTTTCTATGTACTCAGTCATTGCCAATCCTCCTCGTCAAAGCTGTCTAAAGGAACAGAGATTTCATCTTCGTCGGTATCGTCAACAGCAACAAAGACATATCCAATTACAGGTACAACCAATTGAGAGCAATCCAGTTCTTCACCAGTACATTGAAAAAAACTGTCGCAATCAATCTCTGTAATCTTAAAGTATCTCGCCATCGTTAATCCTCCTGTTTAGTTTTATAAGGGCAAGCATAAGAAAATGGTTTCCACGGTTGTATGGTTATTTCTGTCCTGTTAGGCTCGTATGATATGGTTATTTCGCATTTTTCTTTGGTCGCTTTTTCAATTAGTGCGTTAAAATCAATATTTTCAAACATTAT